CCTCGAACAGGGAGAAAATAGTCTTCGTCCACTGATAGTGGATTATATCTTAAGTCAACCTTGCCTGTGGACTTATCAACAATTTGACTTCTCTTAAGTGACGTTTTAGCCTGCTCCAAGTAGTTTGATACTTCTTCAGGAGGAACGTTACCGACGTCAATATAAAATACTCTTCTTTCAGGAGCACGAATAACTCTGTAGACGAGCATTGCATCTTCAATTAGAATCATTTGACGCCAAATTCTTCTAGCTGATTCTAAAACTGATGATCCATACGGCAAAAACGCATCATTACCTAAAAGGCGAAAATGAGAAATTTGCCAGTTTTCAAGAATTTTATTCCCTTGTGTAATCCATCGAAAACGAACCGCCATAGGATCAGAAGGGTCAAACCCTTCCTCTCTTTCAATTTCTGAGATTGATATAGGAAATACATTCATAATTCCATACTCAGGCGACACGTCATTAAAAAGAAAAAAGTCACCGTATTTGACTAAATTTCGTACCCACATTCCTAAGTTAAATTCAACATTTAGAGTTTCATAGAAAAGTGAATCTAAAATTTCTTGAATCTTTCTGTTTTCTGAGTAAATGTGTAATGATTTACCGTTAGCATCAGGTGATACACATTCTTCTGCGTATATATCCAATGCTGCAGATATCTCAGGGGTTGACTCCATTTCAGAAAAGTCACTGTAGCGTGACATTCTATCAAACGCACCATATGAAGACAGCGTGCTATTATAAACATCACTATGTGCTCTTTTAAAAACTTCTAATGCAGTACTAGCTCCACCTAGTTTTGCGTCAAAGTTTTTGACTCTTCTCTTAATGATTGGACCAGACCGAAAAAGTTTGGTCAATCTAACGAATAGATTTTGATTTTTAGCCATAACGTACGCCTCGATCTACTAATTAGGATTCTACACGCAAGAGTTAAAATTTAAACTCTAGAGAAGCCAGCTAAAGTCCCCATATGCTTCATTCGATCCACTTGCGGGCATTTGACTAATCACAATTGGTTTAAATGGATTGTGATTCTTATTTGCCCATGGTGATGTTACTGCATCAGAACTAGTTCTATTTACTGCAAAAGCTTTAAGCATTGCAGAATTTATGTCAACTGAATGCTTGCTATTCACAGGTGATGTATCAAAAAGCCAAACACCAATAGCAAGTGCCATTACCAGGTCATCATTCTTACCTTTTTGTGCTTGTGCCTTAGTACCTTTCCAAATAAATGTCTTGACTTCTTCGTATAGTCTACTAGAGTATATACGGAGTTCTTTATTTCGGATAACTTGCTCAAGTTTTGTAAGAATTTGACTTCTAGACTGACCTGATGTTGTAAATCCTACTTTGTGTATTTGCGTCTCACCAATACCATACATGGCATTGTATTTGTCTTTTTGGTTTTTGTAGTAAAGATTTTTGTATCCCAGTTCTATCAACTTCATGATTACTGCGTAACCATACGTGTTGTTTTCTGGGCATAATAATGCATTGTTGTATCTCTTACCGGCCTCTGCTAGCAAAACCGCAAATTGGTCAGGTGGTACTTTTCCCTTATACTCACATACAATTTCTGACTTATTTGTGTCAATTACATGAAAAGTACTATAATCTTCTGCGTCACCTCTTGCAACGTCTGCAGAAATTATATATTTGTGCTCAGACAGTGAATATTTCCACACCCAGACACCCATATCAGGTCCCCAACGCTCCATTGGAGGTTTGACTCCGGCGCCGATCCATTCTATTTCATCATTGCCTAGGTAAGTGTCACCGGAAGCGGCAAAGTCGCACATAAGCTCTTGTGCGATTTGTTTTGCAGTAAAGTTTCTACTTTCTTTTTCAAACCACTCTTCATCATGTTCTGGATGAACGTCCCACGGTAACTTAATAGGGTTAAATTCGTTTTCGCCAGACTCAGACTTTAGCCAAATATCATGATATTGCCCACCAACACCATTCGGCGTGGAAAGAATAATAGCACGACCGCCGGTTGAGATTGTCGGATACAATGAAGTCCATAACTCATCAAAGTTTCTAATAAATGCAGCCTCGTCAACAATTAGAAGTGACAATGCTTCAGAACGACCTGCATCGTCTGATGTCGGAACAGCTTTAATTTGTGAGCCATTACTAAATTCAATTGTCTGCTTATTGTTTGCAGTTATTTCAGGCAAAAGCAACCACTTAGGCATACTCTTAAGTGATATTTTTACCTTCTTGATAAAGTTTTGTGCAACTGCAAGCTTTGTCGCAATGACAAGAACGTTTTTATCCTTGTAAAATACAGCCAACCAGACAGCATAAGCAGCAGAGAGCGTTGATATACCTAACTGCCTAGACTTTAGAATAACATTGTACCTATGGTCAACAAACTGTGTTAGACATTCATCCTGAAATGGATAGGTTTTAAAAGGTATCACCCCTCTAGTTGGGTGCTGAATTTTCAGGTATTTATTGATAAAATAGACAGGATCTTTCCCGCATCTAACAATCTCTTTTACCTGCTTTTGTTTGTTGACAATTGACATTCTTTAGTCTTGGATCTCTACAACATGGTGTCGTCTATAAACTGCAACTTTTACAGGATTTGATGGATTTGATATCATCTCCAAGCCATCATCAGATGCAACGTCTTTTGTCTTGAGGGTTTCTCCGGTTGCTTCTTTAAAATGCTCTTTGATTTCTTTCAGCTTGCTATCAAGTCTTTGTACAGCCTCATCACAAAGCTTGTCAACTTGAAGCTGAAGACTTTGTTCACTGGCAAAATGAACAACCTGATTAAATTTTAAAATTAGTTTTCCGTCTGCAAGACGTGCGATACAAGATGATTGACCATCTTTGCTTGATCCTGCAACATTTAAAATAGGCCCTAGGGCATTTATCTTCTTCATGTCCAACATGTGTTTACACTCCTTTAAGAGGACTACTTCCTAAGTATGCGCCATCTAGATTGATCCTACTTAGCAATTCATCAACATCATCTTTTGATGGTCTCCAACCATTATTCCACTTTTTTTGATTAGGGTACATAAAAAAGTCCCTGCACACACAACAGCAGCCATGTTGATGCCAAGACATAACATCACTTCTATCAGCAAATAATATATTACACAGCGGACATGCCAAAGGTGCAATTTTTTTATTATTCATGAATCACCCGGGCGTTCTTTTCAAATTGAGTAATTTCTAAAACGTTGTCGACTGAGTCTTTGACAGCATCGACATGTGATATGATCAAAATGTTTTTAAACCATTTCTTAAGTGAATCTAAAAGACGACTACATGCTTCAATGTTCATATCATCAAGTGCACCGAAGCCTTCATCAATAACTAAAAGATCCGTCTTAGGCAATGAGCTAACATTAATAAGAGCAACACGTATAGCTAATGATGCCATCATCTTTTCCATGCCTGATCCACATTCAATAATTCTTCTAGAATCACCGTAGTTTAGGTAAACTTCCATGTCGTTAGAACCAGGTTGTGATTCTAGCTCGACTGTAAACCCAACAACTCCTTGAAGAATCTTTGAAATTTCCTCATTGATGATTGGAAGTTGTGATGCTATGATCTGCAATGGAATTCCTTTTTTAGAAAAGGCATTTTCTACAAGATTAAAGATTCTTGCTTTCTTGATTAAGTCTCCATAGCTTTCTTTTTCATTGGAAAGACGCTCTATTTCAGAATCACACTTTGTAATGCTACTTGTAAGACTAATTCTTTCTGCATCTTCAATATTAATCTTGGCATTTAGTTCTGCGACCTGCTTTTTAACAGCAGATATCTTTTTGGCCTCATCAGATGATGAGACTCTTGCTCTCATTGATGTCAATTCCAACTCTGATGCATCAATCTGGTCTGACAACAAAGATCTTTTGTTCTCAATCTGGCTTAATTCTAGACGAAGATTACCTAGGTTGACATTCATCTCATTTTCTCTTTGTAGAATCCTGTCATATTTTTCAATTTTTTCTATTAGGTTCTCTTTTTTCATAATCCGCAAAGATTTTTCAGCAGCCCTTACTTGATCTTGTGCATCTTTTGTCTTTTTTGTTTGTTCTTCCAAAAGTTTTTTGTTTTTATGAGACTGCTTTATAAACTTACATGTTGGAAATTGATCACCGCATGGAACTTCGTTAAGAAGCTTAATTGACTTTTCTTGTGACTTCTTGGTAGTTTTTTCAACGTCATATACATGCTTAAGCTGGACAATATTTCTTTCTAAATCTTCAAGTGCAGATTTTCTTTCTCTCAATTGATCAATTGGAAACTGGTCTTTAATGACACTTACAGATTCAAGCTTTGCCTCTATATTTGTTATTTCATTTGTCAAAGAGTCTTTTTTATCAACTAAACCTTTTAGAGTCTTTTTAGACTCATTTAGAACCTCAACGTGATTATCAACATCTGCCTGAGTAACTAAATTTGCTGAATCTGATGTTGCCAATGCAATATTGACTTCTTGAAGTTGCAGCCTTAACTTTGATAGTCCATCCTCAACAACATTTCTTTTTTCCTCACATGTTGCTTTTTTAGACTTTTCTTCCTCAATTAAAACATCCCAGTCTCTATCAGGAGCGTTTTTAAGAAGAGCTTTTACTTCTGACGCGTCGTCTTTTATATGACCGGACATTGCATCATACATTTCTAAGTCCAAAAACTTAGTCAATATGTTCTTTCTTTGGGTTGCCTTATTCTTGATGAAGTTATTCATTTCACCTTGACTAGCTAGTGAAGTCATCAAAAAGTCTTCAGGAGTACCTACGATTTTACGAAGTACTTTTTCAGTCTCTCTTCTTTGCTCACCATTTAGATCCTTGACCTCAACGCCTAGTTCGTCAATCTGGCTAAGATTTAGATGTGTTACGGCACTTTCGACACCTGATCGATTAGTCTTTCTCGTAGCTTGCCTTTCGACCTTATAGTCTTTTCCGTTTGCACTTAAGGTTATTCTAGCCAAACAGTGACCTTTTCGCATATTGATTACATGCAAATTAGTCATAGCCCCTCTGTCTGTTGTATTATATAGACCAAACATAAGAGTGCCTGGAATAGAAGACTTACCCGCGCGGTTCTTTCCAAAAATACCTGTAATACCGCTCATTTTTTCAAAGTCGACTACGTTTCCTTTTCCATACGAAAAGGTATTATCAAACTCTAGGCGCTTAACAGACCACTTTATGTTCCTAGGATTATCTGTTTTTCCGGCCAAAAACACATACTTGGTTACAATTTTTTCAATTTGAGACCATTCTTCTTCACTGATATCAACATCTGCATAGTACTCTTTTAAAAATCCAATATGTGTGCTAGGATCTCTTAGGTCTTTGTTGAAAAACTTACTAGAAGAAGTATTAATTTCCTGAGTTTGAATTGCGTTTTCGTATTTAAAGACTATTTCTGTTGCTTCTTTTTCTTCTTTTAACGCTGTATGAAGATGCTTAATTTCCGCTTGTGTAATTGGTGCTTTAGCCTTTACACGAAATCTTGCTTTGTCAGGATAGTTTCCTGCATCTTGCATGGTGTCATTAAAATCTCCATTCCATACAATTGTTACAAATGGTCGGCTAAAAGGAACTTCATAAAAAGTCGATTCATAAGTGTCTTTATCTTCAATTTCCCAAAATAGAAACCCTTTTCCAGGATCCTCACCATAGTTTTGTTGTATTGTAGAACCAGGATATGCGATTCTTTTTTCCTTGTCCAAATATTGCAACTTGTGAATATCACCTAGAAAAGTAAATTCAAACTTATCAAAGAAGTCTAAATCAACATCACCATCAATGTTCCAATCGATATCAGTAGTAGAACCATTGACACCACCGTGAAACGTAGCAATATTAACGTCACCAGCAATAGGTTCTACATTATCCCAGTTTTCTACATCGAAGCAAGAGAAAACGCACCAGTTAAACCCAGGGATCCCTGTTGGGTACGTTCCTGACTCCTTGTACAATTTAATTCTTTCTTGATTAGGATCTATTGCATTTACAATAGGGCTAATTGCGTCTTGACGATGCTTGTTCAAAACCAGACCGTCATGGTTACCTAGAATGACGTGTGTTGTTGCTATTTCTGCCAGGCCATTAAACCACCAAATAAGACAATCGATTAACTCTGGGGATATTCCTTGTGTCTTAGAGTGTACAATATCACCACCGATGAAGATTGCATTTGGATTTAAGTCCTTCGCAATATCAAATAGCTTCTGAAAAGACTCACGATATTCTTCGTGGCGTGTAAGACCTCGCCAGTGAACGTCACTTATATGTAGACAACGAAATTTATTACTCATACACCTCTAGATCAGAGAACCGCTTCTGATCTCTCCTATCTTTGAGAAAAGTCTGTGGTTATTGTGCCAAGAAATAGCACTTTTTTTCACAACCTCAAACTCTCCTAATTTCATATCCCCAACATCCTGATCAGGGGGTAAGCTTACATACCTTACAGAATTACCGTAAGACACCAATGTTTTCGCAATTTTATGCATTTTTGATGTTGCATCATCATCCAAAGCCAGCAAAACAGGCGTTTGCATTTTTACTATTTTTTTAAATAAAACAGAATCCTCTGGCAAGTGAGACCCTAATAAACATCCAACATTGCCAGACACTTTCATCAAGTCAAATGGGCCTTCAACCAAAACCAGTTCTTTTTTCCAATCAATGTTTAGTTCGTTAAAGATGATATCTTTTTTAGAAACCTTGGCATTGATATATTTGAAATTGTTGCCGGGATCAATCGATCTGGCAGAATAATAGTTTAAAGATCCCGATGCATCAAAAGAAGGTACAATTACTCTGCGTCTAAAAGTTGATGTAATACACGTGCCTAATCTATATTTCCAGATCTCTCTGTCTGTCAGGCCACGTCGTCGACAATATGCAATTGCAGACTTGACATCAGGATCTCTTGCGTTAAGATTTGCACCTAGCAGCCTATAGTCACCTGGAGCTTTAAGTACTTCAACGACAGGGACATCATCATCTTTTGATTTCTTCTTAGATCCCCATTTTGAAAATATAGGATAGTTGGCTATTTCAGGTGAAACCAAACGAACAACATAAGCAATGTTTCTACCTTTAAGACCACACACCCAACAGTGATACATTCCTTTTTCAATATTGATGACAAGCTTTTTCTTGTGTGCGCCAGGCTTGGCACACTTTGGGCACTTTACGGACACATCCTCGCCAT